TTTGCATGTATGTGTTATCAGCAGCCTCAAAGTCAGTATGTGTGAAAGACCCTGTAAACTCTAATTTGACACCATTGCTACCGCCATTACTAATACCAGTGATGGTCTTTTCAACACCGAGAGGATTAGCATCACTGTAGATTAGAATTGTATCATCTACTTCAGCACCACATCTACGGTAATCTTCACCAGTAATGAAGACCCCATCTGATACTGAGTCTGCTGATGTGACCACTGGTTCTTGCGGTCCAATACCTAAGAAATCTGCCACCTTTTGAGGTGTAGTGTATACAATCGCCGTAGGGTCAAGAGGGCGTGTCTCGCCTTCACCGGGACTGTATACTCTAGGCATTACTCTCTTGCCTCCTCACTTCTAGTCGCTAGATTATATTCCATTGGTTTGCTACAAGCACCACATGTCTCACGCCATAAGAAGTGAAGCATTCCACAATGCTTACAGCGTGTACCGGAGCCTATGTTGAGCACGTCAGCAGCCTCGCTATTGCGATTACGCTGCTCTTTGGTGATGCCTTTCAAAGGATTCTCAGGGTCAACAAAAGCAGACTGGTCTATGCTTACGTCTGCACGTAGGTTCTGCTTCTGAAAACGACTAATGTCCTCAAAGTCAATGGTGGAAATGTCTAAACCCATTCATAATCACCACTCTCAACTGGTTGTGACGATGATATAGATGTTTCCTAGCACTACATGTGGGTCAGCCGTGACGCACGTGTTTGAAGCAATAGCATCGCTGATAGCGGTTTCTATTGCTGCTCTTTGTGTAGCATCAGCAAAGTCACCGGGCGGAAAAGGCCCTAGAATTGATACTGACTTAGCCATTTAAGTCACCTCAAGAGCGGCGACCAAAGACTAAGAAAGTACCACTGTTAGTAGTTTGACCTGCTAGTGGTGGCTCAATTGTAATTGTAGTGCCATTAAAGGTAGCAACATCTGTTGCTGAACCGTCAACTGCTGCATATGAAGTTCCACCTGCAATATCTACATCTTGGTGCTTAAAGATTTGTGCTGCATCAAAGTTTACAATCACTGCATCAATTTCAGCCAGTATGTCACCTAATGAAATAGATGTGTCACCTGCTCCAAAAGTTCCTGTTACTATCATTCTATCACCAAAATAAGTCGGTCTATTATCTATGCTTACTGCCATTATTCTTCATCTCCTTCTTGAGTTTCTTCTTCTTGAGATTCTGCTACAAGTTCTTCTGTTTCTGCTACCCCATCAGGGCTCATTACAGTAGCAACTAACTCAAGTAATTGAGTCTTAGTAGCGTAACCTCTTGGTTTAATATTATATGCTGCAAGCCATTTGCTGATTTCTTTGCGACTCCAACCTTCATCAGGTATACCGTCTCCGCCTTTGTCAACACTTCGCTCTTCAGCGCTTTCAGGAGTCCAACCTTCAATTCTGAAATCTTCCTCACCTAGTCTAGCACCATAATGGTCAAGCCATGCTGAAGTTACTTCAACTGGCCTGTTTTGCTCCCAGTCCTTCATCCTACTATCAGTTGCTCTTCTTACGTGAGAGCGACCAATGTATGTTACTATAGGCACGTTAAGCACCTCAAGAGTAAAACACTAGAACTTGACCACTGGTAACTGAGCCTGTTGCTTCCAAAGTAATGACTTTACCACTGAATGAAAGTCCAGCGGTTTGACCATTGTTCGCTGTGAAAGTAGTCATAAAGACACCTGTAATTGCGTCAATTCCTCCACTTAGAGTTACTGTGTTAGAGTCAGCAATGTTTGCTAGAGTTAGAATTGCCATCTTTGGTGCTGGGTCATATCCATTCGCTGCATCTGTTTGTAGAGCGTTGAATGCGTCAATGTTACCGGGGTAAGTTCCACCACGAGCCAAGTATTCAGTTGTGTCCTGTGAACCTGCTCTTAGTTCCCATGCTCCAGTTACTGCTGCTGTTAGAGAGCCACCTGCTGCTGTTGCTATTAATTCTGCTGCCATATTTTTTCATCTCCTAATTTTATTATCTCCAAAAGACCTCACTTTAGGTCACGAATACTCCCTTGTGCTCGGAAGAAGGTAGTCCATACCTCTCCCATTGTTCTGAAGAGTCCTTCCTGACCTAGTCTGTTGATTGCGAATGGGTCGCCAGTTTCGATTCCCGACTCAAAGTATTGAGTTGGTATTGCTGTAGAGAAGTATAGGTAGTCAGTGTCTAGGAAGTACATCCTGCTTAGACCATCCTTTTCTACGTCTTTGGAAGGGATGATTGGGACACCGTTGTAGGTTGCTACAATGAAACCTGCTTCAATACCCGGTACACCCTTAACACCGTTGTAGGTAGGTGTAACTCTCTTTTCTTCCATGAACCTTTGCTGAGCCTGTAGCAATTGCTGAAGTCTCATTAGAGTGTCATATCCAGTTAGGATAACCTTAGGGTTACCACCAAGTTCCCACATTCGCTGGAATACATCGTCTAGTTGGTCTAGTGACATAGTGCGTCGACTACCGGATGCTCTGTCAGCACCACAGTTTACGACAGCGTTAGACCAAGAGTTTGCACTTCGGTCAATGCTGTATATGTCAAGGTCAGTTGCTCCACAGTGGTCTGTTCCTGCTGAAGAACCAGTCTCCATAGAAGTTAGTCCACCGGATGCTCCACCGTCATTTCCGGTGACTCTGTCTAGTGATTCAAAGTTGTTACCTGCAACAGTCTCAGAGTCTGTTAAAAGCATCTTGTTGACCATTTCAGCGTGGTGCTTACCCATTTCCTCTTTGAGGACTGAGCGCATGTCGCCTAGTCCGTCATCCTTGTCAGCAAGGAAGACTGCAACTTCGCTTACATCGAATGAGTGAGCGATGGTCTTTGGTTTTGCAGCAACGTGCTGGAACACAGGCTTAACAGTTTCAGGTAGTGTACCGTTCTCTGCAATTCCACCGTGTACTACACCGCTGTTAGGCTTCTCAGTGATAACTCTCCATCCGCTGCGGTCCCATGGGCGCTTTGGAAGGATTGAGAATGCGTTAAATTCTTGGTTTAATTGTGACCATACTTTGCGACCATAGATTGCTTGGTATGTTCCTGCTGTGGTAGACAACATAGGGCTGTCTGCTTTGAGTAACTCGCTGCCGGAGTAAGAGTAACCCATTGCGTTACCTGCTCCGTAGTAGTACCTCTCCATGTCAGTGACTGTTCTTACGTAATTTCGTGCCATTTTTCTTCATCTCCTATTTACTTAATTCTTTGAGTTTCACTCGTCTCGGAATAATCCTCCAGCGAGTTGGTGAACTTCTTCCCAAGACATGTTACCTAGGTCAGCCGTTGATGGGACCTCGATAGCAGGGGAAGCAGATTTTGCGATTGTTGTAGATTCTACTGAACCAATGTTGTCAATTCTCTCGTTAAGAGCACTCAGTGACTTCATGATTTCATCCAGTGGGCCACGAGCATCAAATGATTGAGCAGCAGCCTTTTCGAGTTCAACACTGCGCTCTTGAGCGTAGCGTGACTCGAAGTTGACTTCCATACCCTTGCGAAGTTCTTCTTCTTGCTTTGCTGCCTTGAAGACTTCGTATGCGTATTCTAGTGATGCTGGGTCTACAGATGTTACAAAGTCACCTTTGTTGACTTCAGCACCACCTGACATTAGACCAGCACGTTGTAGTGCGTTAGTAGATGGGCTACCACCTTCTTGAGCACGGCCCTTTACTTGACCTGCAAAGTAGTCTGCACCGTCTCCAATAGATTCAGGTGTGGAACCAAGGTTTGCCTTGCTGATACCGTCAAAGTGCTGTCTTGCACCATCTGTATCTACGCCAGCGGATTTCAAAGTGTTTTCCATCCAGTCTAGGTACTCAGCAGAGATAACGTCAGAATACTCGGATTTTTTCTTGTCGTCTTCATCCTTGTCTTTCTCCATGTTATACATGGCTTCTTTGTCATCTTTCATCTTATCCATACCTTTATCCATTTTTTCCTCATCCTTGTCATCCTTTTTCTTGTCCTTCATGGCTTCTTTGAGTTGAGGTGGCATTTCACCTTTTTCCATAGAATCCAATCTTCCTTCTAGGCGCTCAAGAACGCTGTTCATTTGCTCCATTACATCGTCGCTCATTTTAGTCATCTCCATATTTTTGTCTTCTTTTAGGATTTTGAATGTTGCTTCGGGGTTTATTCCTTTTTCGCAGATAGTGATTTCGTGAAGTTCTAGTTTACTAATTTCTTGATAATTGCCGTGACTATTATCATGTTTCCGAACTCGCTTGAATGCTTGTCCTCCGATGCTGAATCCCGCTAAATTCCCCTTTCTGACTTCTGCTGCCACTTCTCGTGCCTTTTCGATGTCATTCCTAAGTTGAACTACGACGAACATTCCTGCATCGTCAACTTCGCTTTTCCATAACCTCCCTTCACTATCTGTGTATTGTGGAATGACTTCTCCTACCTGAATATTAGAGTGCGCTAATTGCACATTTCTATACTTCGGGTCTGCCATGTATTTCTTGAAAGCATCTTTCAAGGCTGACCGAGTTATCAAATCCCCCTGCTTGTCAACCAGTTCGACACTAGCATATCCTGCGACCACGAGGTCATTGCTCCCTTTGAGCAGAGAGATGCTGTCTTGTCGAGTTCTGAGCAACACACTAACCCCTCCTTGTTTGCTTTTGGTATATTAATAAAGCGGCATTACTCATTTTCCGATTCTGCTTCATAAACGTTAGACTCCTCTCTATTTTTGCGTTTTAGTCGCTTGCTACGAACTGCTGGGTATTCTTCCTCCGGGTCTTCTGTTGGGCGCTTCAACATATCCCAATCAGGTAATGACTGTTCGCTATTCAATGAAGTTGGCCCTCTAGGAGACTCAGTACCGTCTCCAACGTCTATGCCAAATCCTTGAGCACTGGTTCTACCTGACATTTTTTCCTTTGCTAGTTTATCCATTAGGTCAGCAATACGAGTCAATGTCTTTACCATTTGATTTGGTTTTAGAATGTTCATTTCATCATCTTCATCTATAATTCCAGCAGACTCTTTTTCAGATTCTTTACGGTGCTCAGGGTCTGCCATGCTTCTAGCGTTGTTTTCTACATCAGGTGTTGCACCTTTAATCATCAGAGATGCTGCTTGATTCCATAAAGGTCGTAGGCTCTCAGCCAATAGTATAGGGTATTCATTTTTCTGTAACTCAGCCAATGTAGAATAAGGGGAATGAGCCCACATACCATGAGAGTTTCTCTCCATTTTGTAAACCACATCATCTACTTCGGGGAATGATAGAGTGAGTTTATTGTGACTGACATCTAGTGAAAACTGAACTGGTATCACTGGATGTGATTTTGTGAGTAATGAAAGCGTCTCAAGTGAGGCTGGTGCATCCTCCGCCTCTGATACTATCCTAGAGGTAGCAACATCATAGAGTGTTTTACCATTCTTATTCCTAGATTTTACACCTGATACTTTGACATTAACGAAGTCTCCTTCTTCAAACGGTTTAGGACTCTTCACAGTACCTACGTCAAGATAAGATTGCCCTTCGTATTCTACTCCTCTATTACCAAACCCTTCTGCATCTAAAGGTCCAGCACCTAAACGATATGTAAATGGCCCCTTACCTCTAACATCAAGAATGATAAGAGTCACTTGTTTATCAGGTCTTAGTAAAAACCACTTAGGGTGTCTGCGCTCACCACGCATGTATGTTGAAGTTGCATCACGTAGTAACATCCTCTTTCCTGACTCTTTCAAACTCTCGACAACTTCATTCAAGCCCTCAGTATCTGTTAAACGTAAGTTATGAGGACCGGGAACTATGACATGTTCATGACTGTCGAATTGCCCCCTCAATACTTTCAATCTCTCTCTAACAGTCATGTCAGCGATATTAGAGTCATCATACTCAATTATGTCTACGATATGAATTTCATCATCACTCTTAGTTGCATCTAACATCCAGTTTTTGTCATTCAAAGCCCTGAATTGTTTTCTATCTTCAGGAGATAAAGCAACATCACCATGCTTATCATATGCTGTGATTCTACTACCCTTCTTACGAACTATAAACCTCTCAGAAGCAGGAAGAATAGAAACTACCCATTCCCCACTGAAGCCTCGTAACGCTTCAAAGTCTTTGATTGAAAAGATGCGATGCATTGGAAGAATCGGTAAAGGCTTACCATCTTCACCTTTCAACAAGGCATCAGGGTCCATCAAAGCCATCAGTGATTTACCTATGTCAGTAGGCTCATCACTTTCAGCCCTACCTCCTAATAGAATATTTGGCTGTTGAGACAACGGCCCTCTTTGAAATTCGCCGGGTAAAGCCATAACCTGCTGAACTAAATCTTCACCGTGTATATCATTTAGTGATTGTTCGCTGATTGAGTGTAAGACTTGTTGATTTGCTCCATTGGTCCCAGCAACAAAGTCAGAGCCATTCCATTCTATACCAACTGTAGGTGACATCGGATAAGCCATTTCCATACGCCCTGATGTGAAGTAATCTCCAACTGCTGCCCCTTTCAAAGAAGTAGCAGGGTGTATTTCTCTACCACCTCTTCTGTTTAATTTAGTGATGTTAGTCATTTCACCATCTATTGTTTCATTAGCAATTAAACTCCTATCAACTAGATTAGGGTCTACCGTAATTACATTATGAATAAGACTCTTGACCTTGCTTTTATTATGACTTTTATCTGCTACCTTGCCCATGTCATGATACATTAGACCATATTTTTCAGCCTCATTAGAGTAAGGACCGCTCATAAGTCTAGGAATAACACCTAACTTACCGAGATAATTAGTTTTGAACCAATCATTCAAACCTTTAGTTTCTTTTCCTCTTTGGGATGCTCTACCAGTAGATGCTTTTTCTCTAGCCATCTCTTTGTAGCGCTGAACTACTGGCTCATTATCATAGGCTTCTTCAAAAGCAGTCATGTGGTTAGTATGAAGTTCATGGTCTAATGAAATATCTTGACCTCTAGGGTGAAAGCCCATCCCAGTGCTAAGTAATGACCCATGCGTTAGAGCACGTAGACCCCCCTCTTCAGGCACACTGTCTATGATTTTCTGAGCGAGTTCTTTGTGTTGCTCATGTAACCTTGCTCGCTCCAGTGTGTATAGCCCATCATCTTCATCGTGGTCAAAACCAAGAGCAGTCATAACTTCTTGAACACTCATATCTCTAGTAATATCAACACCATTTTGTATAGTGCTTATCATCATATTACGATGAGGAACTATTGTGTCTCCTATCATTTGGGATGCAGTGGCGCTAGCAGATGGTATTTTTTCTGTGTCTATCCCCGGTCCATGTGTTGTAAGACCGTGAGCACTGTGTGGTGCTATCATTAGCATTCTATTTGCATCATAAAAAAGACGTGATGAGTTAGCAAGGAACTTTAACTTATCACTAGGGTCAAATGCCTCAGGGTCTGCTTTTTCCATAATTGGCTTTAGAATCATAGCCATTTGAGTAATTGCTGCTAAATCGGCATCTCCTTTAATGTCAAACTGGTCATGACCAAAGGTAAACCCTCTACCTGAAGCCATTGTAGTCCCACCAACCTCCTCAAGATTATGTAAGTTTGACCTAGCGGCCACTAGTTCTTCCATTAGACCTTCGGGCATTTCATCTTCTGCTCCAGCGTACATACTCACTTGGTCTTCTAAATGATTAACTTCATCTAAGGCACTTTCTAACTTTGCTTGAAATACAGGGCTAGACTTTTCAGGTAAATCACTCACACCTTTACCTGACAGTTTATGTGTTGCATCCCAAACTCTAGCATCTCCTATGTGAGTGCGTGCATCTTTATTTTTAGGATTCTTAATATCTTGCGCTTTCAACCACCTAGTTTTAGCAGGTGCGTGAGGAGGGAAGTTCCTACCTAATCGAGTGTGTAAGTTGTGTGAGTGAAGGCTAGTGTTACGGATTCTAGTCTCAGTGCCCTCCAATATTTTTCCTCTTGACATTATAGGATTATGGCCCAAAGAAGTATGATAACCTAAATGATGATTAGTACGACCTGAGCCAATCAAATCTACTCTCTCATCATAAGTTAGTCTCCCAAGTATATTTGCGACCTCAGGGTCTAAAGTAGAGTGCCCGACCATTTCATTATTTTTAGTATTCCTAACCTTGAATCTACCTCTAGCGCCCTCTTTTCTCTTAGCAGACACATCCCAAAAAGACTGTGTTTCATGTGGGTTCATTTCTTTAGAAAAAGCACCAGTACGGTCAACAGGAATCACCGAGCCAAAGAGTCCTGTATTTTTACGGTTTATGACTATTCTACCGTCGGGCGTTACAGAGCCAATCAGACTATTACCATCTTCATCTTTAGGCATCCAGTCGTGTAGCATTTCAAGCATTGATAGACTACTTCTTCCGTTACCACCACCAATGTAAGGGAGATGGAAAATTGCCCCTACGCCCACAGGCCCATGTTCCGTTCTCATCCATAAATCAGCCTCATCTTCAGGTATATCATCCTCATGTGGACCGTTGAATCCAAGATGACTATGAGCCTGAGCGTTTCTAATCAGTTTATCTCTAATTAAACCAACTCTACCTTGAACTATCATTCTATCAAGTTCTTCTATATCCTTAACTCCTAAAGGTCTGTTAGTTCCATCGAAATGACCTTTTTCAGATGCTTCATAACCATCCTTAGTTTGTTTTAACCCTAGTAGATGAAGTAATGCTGCTTTATTTATAGAATTACTAGGAATTTTTCTATCCATCAAATTAGAGATTACCTGCGGCGAATCTAAAGCAGACTTTGCTTCACCTAAACTTCGTAGTGCTCTTAAATTATCAAGGGGAGGTTCACCCTCTTCAGGGCTGTGTTTTTCATTTAATGCTGCTATTATAGCATCAGCCATAGTCCCACCTGCTTCATGTTCAGCCTCATGTAAGGCAGTGAAAAGTAATTCAGCATCATGGTCAGTTATATCACGAAAATCATCAGAGCCTTCTACATGACTTCTTTGATTCTGAGATGTGTGTAATATATTTCTCATTTCACTAAAGAACTCAGGTGAGAATCTATGAGCCAAGTTTCTTTTGACACGACCCACTGAAATAATCCTACCCTTACCACCATCTATGTTTATTTTCTGCGCTGCTTCTGAGTTAGACCCTTTCTCCATAAGATGAGTGATAACATTTTCTCTCTGAGAGGGTGAAAGAAACTCAAGACCAAAATTGTAACCACCCCAGCCTAATGAAGTTCTTAGACCATTATCATTTAGTTCCTCATTCATCCAACCCTTAATAGCATCATCCATGTGTGCTTGCGCTATAGCAAAATCTTGTTCAGCGGGATTGTCGTATTCATTAGTGATTGAGTTAACTAAATCCTGATTGTCTTTTTTCCAAGTCTCAAGGTTGTCTAAGTAAAAATCGTGTAAATGAGAATCGTGTAGAGGACCTTTGAAAGGATGAGTAACTTCTCCCGTCATGTCATCTTTAATACCAATAACACTAGGATTGCTTTTATTGCTAAAATGATTCTCATGCATTGACTCATGTTTTTTTACCCTCTCAGCCATTGATTGAGCACCGGGTTCAGTGGGTAAATAAAAATCTCTTAGAGTTTCAATATACGCTGGTAAACCAGTAACGGAATTAACATTTAACAAAGGATGATGCTCTTTTTGGAAACGGTGAGTATCTGAATAAAGTGAGTCTTCTTTCATAGGAGCATCGGGCCAAAGACTAGTAAAATCATGTATAGACGATTCAGGAAACCTCCCCTTCCAGTGATGATTAGGTATGGTTTCAGCACCCGACCCCGAAAAGATAAGTCTTGATTCCTCCCTCTCACGACCTCTTTCGGTCATTCTACCTCGCTCGGCCTCTGCTCTCTTTGTTCGACCTATCCTTCTCTCTTTACGACTTTCAGAAGCCATCATATCTTCAATAGACTTCTCCTCTTCTTTTACGACCATGTCACAAAAAAAGTCATTATGACCTTTGATAATTTCATAGCCGTGGTTTTCTAAGTTCTCAGTTGCTAAGATGTAATTAGCAATAGAGTTGTGGTAATCGTAACCGTCGAGCAGTGATTTGAGTAAATCTGAACGTGCTCTTAGATACCAGTCAGTAGCATCTTCTCGCACATCTTCACCACCATCAATACTGAGTTCTCATGTATTCACTGGGGTCGTAACGCTCCTCATCTACCATTTCACCGATTTCAGTAGTGCCTTCAAGACCGGGACAATCATCACCAAATCCTAGTTTACATCCTGAAAATTGATTGCCTCCGCACTGGCGACATACTGCTTTCAAAACATCTTCTTTTGCTTTAGCCAAAGCAGCCTGTGCTTTAGATAATACTCCGTTTTCTACTTGTCTATCCACACCACCACCATCATGAGGATTCATCTGACCTGAGATTGACTCCATGTTGAATGATTCAGAAGTTGACCCTTTGTTCGCAACATCCTCAGCATTGTATGGATATTGATTAGTTGTGTAGTAAGCATTTCGAGTTTGACCGCCACTCTCAGCAAGGAACATTACCCCCATAGGGTTTGAATCATAAGAAGTGGTAAATCCGGGTTGAGAGCCCGCATCGAATCCTTTCTTCACCTTTCCTTTCTTTTCTTTTTTGTGACTGGGCATACAACCTGCTTTTTCCAATTCTTCATCACTTAGGCCGTCAGTCAACACAATGTCACCGTGCTTTGAAGTCTGTACGTTATCCATACCAGCAATGACTTTCTTGCATTCTTTAGGAGAAATACCACACGCTTTAGCGCATTCCTCAAGACTGGCAGCACCGCCTTTCTTCTTGAGACAAGCAACGATTTTTTCTTCATGACCTTCGGCTTTTTCGACCTTACCATGAACTCTATCGCACTGTGCTTTCTGCGCTTTAGAGCACTCGGAGTATTGCTTGCCGAATTTCTCCATGCAGTATTTGTCTTTGGTAGCCATGTCAGCCTTAGCCTTCATGTCCTTTGTACCCTTACCGTCAGCAGCAAAGTGAGGAACCTTCTTACCCTCATGTTCAACCATTTCTAGTTTTTCTGCTTTCTGTAAAAGTTGTTCAGCCTTTCTAAGCATATCTAGTGCGTCTTTACCTACTGGCGACGGAATTGGTTTCATGCATTCACCTCAGTTCCTTTGGCTTGCTCAGCCATTTCATGTATCTCATCCCATGTCATTTGATGGATTTCAGAATTAGAGAAATTATCGTGTCCTTTAATGATGGCATCATCATTAGCACGGAAAGCATCAACCTCTACGTTTTCATTAAGTGGTGTAATTGATGAAACAAAACCAGCCTTACGAAGCATAGAAGATGGATTATTCAATTGCTTTCTAAGTAGAGCATTTTCATGTTTTAGAGATTGTAAATCACTATCCATGTTTTCCATTTTAGAAATCAAAGTGTTCATCAGTTTTTCAGTAGGGGATGTTTCCTCACTCATGTTAACACCTACTGGTCAGGAATAAATCTACCAAAAGTACCCTGATGAGGGCGCATACCTCTTTGTGTTCTAGCGGCTAGAATAGTACCGGGTAAAACATCTGAACGTTGACTTGTATCAAACTTTTGACCTGATACATTCATCTTGGATATAATATTGTACTGTTGTAGTTCAACAGTTTCTCTTTCAGCCTTTACAATAGCGGAATGTAAATCCTCTGATAAATAACCAGCGAACTTTAGAATTTCATTGATATGAGTCTGTGCATCTGTAGCATTTCCATCTTCTAAAGCCTTAGCGAATTGCTTACTGTGTACTGCTAGTTTACGGGCCATTGGGTCCATTTTCCTTAAGTCCATGCTCTCCCCTCTTGTTATTCGTATCAATGCAGCCTTAAATAATGTTACTGACCTCTCGGTAATCTTGAATTTAGCATAGCATTACTATTCTGCTGCGAAATTGTTGGTGCTGGTCCCCTTTGCTGCACACTAGTTACGGGTGAACCTGCTCCCGGTGAAGAGCGTGCTTGTGGTCTTGCTGGTGAGCGTGGAGTGCGTATACCCATTCCCTCACCACCCGGTTGAGAAGGCGGCATCATTTGAGGTGGCATTCTACCACCTTGCATCATTTGAGGTGGTATTCCTCCACCCGGCTGCATCATCATTTGTTGTTGAGGTTGCTGTGCTTGCTGCTCTTGCTGCTCTTGTTTTCTATAGACGAAACGAATATCTCTATCTCCTTCTTCAAGTAATTCAGGTTTATAGCCAAGCATAGCCATGCGCTGAGCGAGATTAACTTCCATCTCATCACGACGTAAGCGTGTAATTTCATCTTCCTCTTCGTTTGGATACAGAGTTAATTTCCAATCAGTAACATCCATTTCTTTTAACATACGAGGAAACAGATTCTCAGTGTACACTTTCTGACCAAACTCAACGGCACGATTAGTAACCAATATTTGTAGACCTTCATTATTTAATCCGCCTGATTTACCATTGTCAATCATAAAGATAGAGGAGACACCATAAAAAGCAGCAATGCGATTTCGTATTTCATCACGCACAGCAATGTACTGCATCTCCTCTAAGGTATCCATGAATTTGACCCAATTGACACCACCACGGCCTGAAGACGACTCAATACCAACTTTCGGTACATAATGAGGGTCACGTTCCATCTTCTCATCAACAGATTTCCAAAAAGATTTCATAGACTCAAGATTATCAGTTGTTACTGAAATAATACCCTTAGGGGTACGTCTTTTCTGATAAGCAGTATAGATGTAATTATCCATTGCAGTAAGACTCATTGCCTGTCTCCACATAGTGTTGACAGGAGCACGACCATACAACTTAGATGGATTGTACTTACTGATGTGTATAACTTCGCCTTTTGTGAAATACTGATTCTTGCCACTTCCAGCCATATTGACATAATGAGCGTCTACTAAACGAGAACCGCATATAGTACACTCGGGCTCTTGACCGGGGTATGATACTTGGTCACGATGAATGCGACAAATCTTGTATCGCCCACCACGAATACCACGCTTATCAGCGATAATACGCATGAATATAGGGTCACCACGAACTATATCTTTTACACGGAAGAAGGCAACTTCACCTGTCTCCGGGTCAACATAGTATTCTTTGATGAGAAGTAAAAAGGCATCATCCACGATGTTCAAGTCATTCTCAATTTCACCAAGCACTTCCATGAAAGTTTGCTCCATAGCGTTAGTTTGATTCAAGAGCCACTTTGGATAGATTATTTGCTCAGGGTCAGGAGTGCGTACTTCACCACCACATGACTTACAAGATTGTACTTCATGTTGATACTCCTCTTCGCAATCAACACACTTCATTCTAAACTTCTTTTCCCAATGATAACCCCGTCTGAAAATTTCTTGTCTTAGTTTAGACTGAACAGTACGGAGAATTAGATTCTCTTGGCTTACTGCATAAAGAGCAGGAATTGTAATTCCTTGTGCTAATACTGGCTCTTGTATACCTGTAGTATACAATGGCATTTGAGGTTGAGGAGTAGTTCTTCGTCTAAATGGACTAGCCAAAGCAGACAAAAATCTACTTACTGGGCCCTTTTCTTCTGCCATCATAGTCCCTCCGCATACTTACCTATTGTGTCAGCATCAACTCCCCATGTAGAGAGTAGTTGAGAGGACTTCTTAGCGTCATCCTCCCAATTCTTGTAACGTACCAGTCGCTTTAACTCTTCCTTACGCACAGGGTCCTTCTCATCAATGAAAGCAAGAACGGCTTTTGCTTGTGTATCTTTCATTTTTAGATGTGGAAGAACGCCACCTAAGAACTTACGAAGGTCTGCTTTAGAGTAGAATTGAAGTCTATGTTGACTACGATTAGAGTTTTTGTGAACTTTGTTATCTAACTGCAAGACACCACAATCCATCGTTTTGTAAAGGTCTTCACAATGAACACGACCTCTTTCACCAGTAGCAATCATACCTGCTCGTGGCTCTCCTCTTTCTGTGATAGTTATGTAACCATCTGCATCTAGGAAACCAGCACCATAAGACCATACATCTTTGAGAACTAAACCTTCGTTAGATAATCTAACATAAGTGCCTTTTTTACTACCTTTCATAATGTCGTATTCTTCACCGTACATGTTCAAAAGTGAAGCAAACTTACTAGATGTGAATGATTTGCTTAACATATTATTTTCATTCATGTCAGTTTGAAGGTCTTTTATGTGCATGGGTCCTTTAGTTAGTAATTGCTCACTTACGTAATTCAAATGTTTTTGCTGTGATTTAGAGAGTTTATCAGATTGGAATAAAGCAGTGCGCCACATCTTACGAGCATCACTTCTATCACGCATAGCGGAGGCCCACGCCTGTTGCTCTTCTTGACCCCATACATCTTCATGTTCATCTAACATTTTCAGAGTTATTTCTGCCTTGTCCCAAAGTAAACATGCTTTTTGTAAGGAAATTGAGCGGGACTCACCAAATTGTCGTAGATGTTTTAAGCCTCTATCAGACAATCCTAAACCTTTGATACAATGCTCTAAGTCTGTAGACCAAGATAAATTCTTAATTGTCATCTCAGTTTCTATTGACTTGATTGTGCGAATATCATCTATCATAGCATCTATATCATTACTACTACTTTTATTATGTCTACGTGCTTTACGCAGTCTCTTAACTAAATCATCAGCAGTACAGTTCATTTTAGATTTGAACCATCCGTCTCCGTTGGGAGCAAATCTGTAAGTTTTACGAATAGCCTCAACAATTTCTTCAGACTTAGGGACAGCCTTCACTACGAAGTCGTCATCTATTAATGCTGAAGCCCACATAATTCTACCTCACAAGTTACCTCTATTTAACTAGCACCATCTTTTTCATTTGCTTGGTTTTCTTTTTTTGCTGCTCGATAAAATTACGGTATACACCGGCTTCTTGCTTCTTACCCATTTCTCGTGCTCTTTGCTCCATAGCGATAGCCGCTTGTGTTTTGTGAGCGTGGCTACGACTGCTGTTTTTAATTTTAGATACTGATTGACGAGCCTTTGCTGGATTCTTGAAACCTAGACCATGTATAGTGCCTTTTGGGTTTTCATCTGTGTACAAATCAGAATGTTTCTTTGAGCCAGCAGGTTGACCCTTTTTACGAGGTATACGTGGTGCTTTTATCAACACACTTTTCTTCATTTCTTTACTTCGACAATGTGCCTTACAAGAGAATCCTTTCGGGTCGTTACATTTGCAGTGAGACATATCTCTACCCTTAACTATAGTAGGTTTACCACCAACTCCCTGTCGCTTAGACCGCTTACGTTTAGTAGCCGCACGTTTTTGCCCACTGGTCATTTCACCACTAGTTTTAGGAGTTTTACTGCTAACTTTTACGCTTGGTCGGCATTTTGGGTAGCCTTTGCTACCCTTTTTTGCTTTACTTCTCCCGCAAGGTGGATGCTTGCCATCTTTGTCTTTACGGCTTACATCAACCCACTTTTCCTTGAACCATCGGTTCAGATTCTTGCGAACTAAAACACTATTCATTTTCTTCCCACCCATGCGTCACAAATATGATGAGCGTGACAGTTAAAATCGAACCACTCACAGTAACCTGTTAATGGGTCTTTAGTTGCTGAATTATCCCATGCCTTACATGTACCACAGTTTTTCCCCTTTCGCATTTCAGCAGGGGTTGCATCTCGATAGTTAGGAGCATCTTTTTTTGCTTTAATAATACTCCATGCAAGGTCAAGGGCTATGTTCACTTCTTTTTGCCTCCCTTTTTCTTACGGAATTTACCACGACAGTATTGCACAGCCCAGCCATTTGCGTAGGCTGAAGGGTAAACCTTGAACTTGCGCTTAGCAGCCGCTTTACCCTCAGGGCATAGTTTCTTTCTTAAATCATCAAAGCATATATCAAATGGGTCATTCATTAACAATTCCACCTCTTTAGTGCAGCGCCTTTTGGTGTCAGTTTACCATCTTTACTGGTTGGACCTTTACTACCGCTCATACGAGCGCAGAAGGACTTACGACGCTTAGCCCTTTTTGAGCCGGGTTTCAATTTACTCGGTTTTGTAGTAACAGGTGGTTTCAGATTTGCACCAGTCTCACGCTTGAACTTGGCTCGACCAGCAGCGTTTAACCCCCCCTTTTTGTGATGGCGCTTTGGATTGTAACCGTGAAATGGTTTAGACTTCTTCTTTGCTTTAGTGATAGCCCAAGCGATTTCAGCAGGTGAGCAGCAAGTACAGAAATTTACTGGCTCTCCTTTCAAGATAGCCTTCAGTGCCATTCTGTTTGGATTGGTTTCTCCTTGAGGCTCTTGATACGCCGCATCTGCTTCTTCTTCTGCTCGCTTCCTAGCCTCCACCTCAGCCATGTGCTGCAAATGCCTCATCCTTGCTTCAGGTGTGTTAGCCATCGCTGAATTAAACTCATTTGCTTCTTGTACCGTCATAGTTCTATCAACGGCTGGTATTTGACTAACAGGTCTTGGTATTGCCCTTCTTTCTGCTGGTGTTTCTGCTGATAATTGAGTTGGAACATGTCTTGCTGGACCTCTGTTGCTTCTTATTTGCTCCAAAATTTCTTTCTCATAATCGCTAATCATCTTCTTCTTAGTATCAGGGTCGGCTTCACGCTCAGGCTTCTTACCTGTAGGCTTACCAACTGAGATAACTAATACCATTCCCTTAGGCTTCTTTCCAACTTTCTCTTCTTTCATGGGACCATCCATCCATCATTTTTTCTAGGTTTACCAGTAATCCATTCATCGAAACCGGGCATGTAATCATCTAACATTACCACACTTCCTCTGAACTCTTTCGTAGCCCAATTTGCTAGGGCTAGTGACATCGCCAAGTCATCATGTACACCCACGCTCTCAAGGCGACCATTCTTTTGCATTCCGAATCGTGTCAACTCCTCTTCGAGTTTGTGTGTAAATCTCTTGGAGCGCTCATCACCATACGGAGTTTTGATTTGCCCTTGCTCAAATGCCATGAGTAAAGACATGAATAAACTCTCTTTGCGTGTTCGTGTTGTCATAAATGTGCGAATAGGAATGTCTTGGCGAATGTCTTGAAGTTCCATAGCAAACATCCGCTGGAAGTTGTTACCTTCTAGTTCAATTAAGTCAGGCTGGAACTTGTTGTTGAGTAAAATAATCTGACGCTTCTGCGCTGCTGAACCCATACCCTGCTCATGTACTATACCCACGATTTGCTTTACATCCTCATCAGGTAATGTTCTTAGAACAGTCATAGCGGTGTAGTCAGCATTCTTATCAGATGCAATCGCAGTATCCCATCCAATGAAGTGATGGCCGAGCACACCGACTCTATCACCATTCTCATCGTATTCAGAATCCGCTACATCGAGTATCTTCAGATTATGGTCACGTGCTTTTTCAAGGAGCGCCATTGGGAACATACTCGCTACATCGTGTATAGGCTCACACAGATACTCACGTGTAAACTGAATCGCTGGCATTGACATTCTTCTTTGGTCAAGAGCCTCTAGGTTCCATCTTTCAGGCCATAAAGCGACACCCTCTCTATTGATAGCAGGGTATGTCTCTACAGTAAATGTCTCAGTCTTCTCTAACTGTGCATACAAGTCATTGTAACTGAACGGTGTGCCTACCATCATCAAGCGACCTGTGTGGTGCAGTACAGGAAGCAATACACCATAGAACCAGTCAGCAGCACGTTGTAGTTCACTACCAGTTGTACCCCATAGAATATCGTCACACAGTACAACATCAGGGTGGAATCCACGAGTTCCTCCACCAACAGACTTTGCCATGATACGGCTGCCGTTGGTGAACTCAAAGTATGTCTTTCTCCAAGGTTTACCTGAAGGCTTCAACTCTCTCAGACAAGCAGCGCCTTCTATGTTGTTACGAATAAAACGCATGTGCTCAAGTGTCTGTTCTAGTGAGTGAGAGAATATCATGATATGAGTGCCGGGGTTGTAGGCTGCTATCCATAGAGCATAGGACATGAAGAATACAGATTTGCCGTGGTCACGACTCGCTTTGACACAGTAGTATTTGTTTTCCTTCAGACCTCTATCCCAAAGTTTGTGATGTGCTGCATAATCAAACCCAAGCACTGTCTCAAAGAAATACTGGAAGGACCGCTCAGACATCTTGTTATCCATCTCGATAACTAGTTTCTGCATCTGCTCAGACTTCGTCACTGCTCTTCCTCCTCTTGTTTAGGTAATTTTTGCTGACCAGCAGACGATTGACTAGCCATACTACCCATTCCCATCAAATCAGCGGCTGGTTGATTAGCAGCACCAGTTGGATTCTGTGGCCGCCTCAAATCCCGCTTCAGGAGCAGCACTGGGAGTTTTCGGCCCAAACTCTTTAATAGCCTCTTGAAGTGTCGGTTGAACCATTACTGGTGGTTGTGTCGGCTCTGCCACTGGCGCTGGCGCTGGTTGACCAGTTATGGTGGTTTGAGCAGTACCCTCTTTTTCAGTACCGGGTACTACATTCACAGTAGGCTGAGTAACTGTAGGCTGAGCAACTGTAGGTGTCACTGCTACGGGTTTAGTAACTCGATTTCTTATATTGTCAATTCCCCTCGCTAACATTGTAGGTTGGTTATCCATTCGATTCATCGCTCTATGAGGAGCAATAACACTAGCACTACCTATTCTACCACCAGCCTTAGCACCATATCGTGCTAATGTAGGTGCAGTTTGAGCATAAGTGCTAGCCCCAGTTAGACCTGCTCCCATTAAGCCAGTAGTGAAATCTTGACCAGCAGCACTAGCATCAGATAAGGCTGTAGCACCAGTTAGTAGACCGAGCGCTCCACCTAGAACTTTCCCTGCTGTAGAACCTAAGACTCCAACTTTACCTGCACGCTCCGCTGCTCTATCTCTTAGGTTAGGGTTATATTTTTCGTAATTTTGTAATCTTTGAAAGTTCTTAACAGCCACTTGCTCTTGAAGACTTCTAAGAGCAGCATTATCTACTAGGTCTTGCATTGTTGCCCTATCTATCCTGTTTTGCTCTCTTAATGCTTGACCATCATAGTTAGGGTCATTCGGGTCAGTAAGCGGTATCGCAGAAGTTCTTTTTAATCTAGCCAAATCCCCTGCTGCTTGAACACCTGCTTGTTTGGCCCCCGCTGCCGCTCTAGGTGTTCTTTCTAATCCAGTAGGATTTCTTAAAGGCAGAGCATTTCCTTTGCTTCCACTAGCAAAAGGGTCAAGAAATACACTCGGTGGCTGACCGATTTGTTGTTGAACAGAAATGCTCTTACGCACTAAGACATCACCCATTTAGATACCCCCTACACTAAGTTTTACGACCTTGATAACATCAGAACTAACATTCAGTCTCTTTGCTATTCTATCCCAGTCACCCATTTGATGTGCTATTGAGCGCACGTCAGTAGGTGTAAGTCCCACCTGCTTGGCAAGATATTGAATGCCAGTGTTATCAGCAACATTGACTGGGCGTACTAGTATATGTTTCATGACATCGCTATTCATCATAGCATCATCACGCTGCATATTCTCCATAGCCTTCATCAATCTATCAGCCTCCGGCAAGAGTCTGTCTTGACCCTTCATGTATTCAGTAAGTAAGCGCTGACGTGGGTCACCAAATGTTTGCTGGAATTGCTGCTCCTGTGGCGTTAACTCAGAGCCAGCACCTGCTGCTGGGCCCAATCCAGTTTGCTGCATAAAAGCACGTAAATCAGGAGCACTAAATCCACCAACGGCTGCACGTGCCTGTTGTTGTCTAGGTGTTAAACGACCTCTAGGCATTACACCTACTTGCGCTGGCGCTGGCGCTGGCGCTGCTGCTGTTGGTAATGTTTCTGTGACTGGTCTAGGAGCAGCGGTTGGTCTTGGATTTTGGTCAGGAGTAGGTGTTGATGGAGCCATTGCTAAATCAGCAGTGAAAGGAACATGCTCGGGTATTGATGGAATTAAATCTTGAGGATAACCCATGACTTGACGTGATGCGAGTCCTGATGTTGGTAATTCTTCTTTAGTCGGCATCGGTCTTTCCTCTTGGTGACCAAAAGCCCTTGCCATTAGATTTGCTATTCCTTCAACAGCAGCACGGCGAGCATCTACTTGCTCTTGTTGAATACCTTCACTTGTTACACCTAAACTAGAAAGTATCTCAGGGTCAGGTCTGTATTCTCTTAATGGGTCTAGTCCTTCCTCATGTTCACCCATCAACGCTTTAGCCCATAATTGAGCAGCATTTTTGTGAGTGCTCCCGTTTTTAGTAGGGTGCTTGTTTTGATTTGCCCCTGACATAAACTCAGGCTCTAGTGGAATGTGCTCTCCTTGTATAGAGTGCTGTAATAGCATGTCGTATCGACTTCTATTACCTTCTTCGTCAGGGTCACCACCAAACGCATCTAGGAGATGGTTGAAAATTCTAGCACCTGAGTTAGGTCTTTTTGTACCTCCTGATTTTAGTCTACCAAACAACGCTGTCAACGCCGAGGTACTACCTAACTCATCAAGTAGATTCTTAGTCATCTCTTCATTTTGTAAAACAGATGCTAAGGGCTGCATGGAATAATTAGTGCCACCACTTGTCTGAGCAGTGTTAATGGGAACCATAACATCAGGAATAATATCGGGATTTTCTGCCGCTCGCTTCATTGCTTCTTTTATGTGACCACGAGCACTACGCTTAGTTTCTAGGTTACCTGAGCGCTGAGTAGCCAATTTGTAGTGCATCAAATCAGGGAAATGCTGCGCTACTTCCCATGATTGTATTTTATTGAATGCCGGAGAATGTGCTACATCACCCGGAGCGTTAGATATGTGAGAGTCAGGTAGTTGACCATCAGGGCCTATCATGTCACCTCCACGGCCTCTTAATCTACGACCAGCAGGATGTAAATCGTCAATAGATATGTGACCTCTAGTAAGCCATTCAGTTGAGAGTATATCGTTAAGACCTAAGTTTTGCGCTAGTTCTCTGAGTTCATTGTAGTAAGGAACTGAGTAACTCTCTACGAAATGACCAATTTTTTCCTTACGATTAGGTCTGTTTGTAAAAGCGGTGATGAAATCTCCGTCATTACTACGATTAGGGCGCTCACTAGGAGTCATATTTGCGTTATATGCAGCCGCTTTAATTTGTCTCCACTCAGGAGAATCTGCTTCAGGTAAATGGTGATGACGGCTATCGTCTTTGTGATTTTGATTATATCTGTAAATAGCCGCATTTAACATGTCTTCAGCAGTTAGGTCAGTAATACCTGCTCTCTCTAAGGCTTCACCTAAATGATGCCAAACTCCATCATGTCCGTGATAATGATTGAATCCGTCACTCTGATACGCTAAATTACCGTGCTTACCTCTAACAAACTGACCCGGTAATAGTTCACCCATACCAGCATGAGCAGATTCGTGTGGCCGAGAGTTTCCATAATGAGCAAATAAAGGAGCATCAATAGGTTTGTCTTTGTGTATACTATGACCAAAAGCCTCAGGAGGAGGGTTGGAAATTAAATGAGGGACTCCGCCAAAATAAGCATAGTTACCGTCACCCTTCAACAGGATGTCGATTGCTTTTTTGACGAGGACCGCTCTCACGCTCTATTTCCCCCTCGACCAATATAATGTCCTATAGGGTCAACACCAAACTGGCGAGCATCTGTATCACTTTCAGTAGGACCCTCAGGGTTTGTAGTTTGCTTTGGGCTATTTGCTGGGTAGTTAGGAAGATTAGAAGCAGCACCAGCAGTATCAGGAGTACCCTTACCTTTCTTTTTGCTATCTTTATCCTTAACCTCTCGCATTAACTTCTTTAGTGCAATGATGGCCTGTCTAGCCTCCGCTAATAAGTATGGATTCTGCCCCCTAGCCTTTAGTAAACCACCTTCAGGTACAGGGTCTTCACTCATAGTTACCATACCCGGCATTTTAGGTCTGTTTAATCGGGGGCGACGAAGTCGAGGTGGCTGGATTGGAGGAGTGCGAACAGGGTGTAAACGTGGGCGAGGAGCACGAGGCATAACTACTTGAGACATTGGTAGTCTAGCACCTGAAGTAGGTCTAATCTGACCCATTATGTTCTGCTGCTCTTGATAGCCTCTAAACTGACCGTAACCTTGAGGGTCTGCTTGAGACATGGGTTGTTTACTTGCTATACCACGATGTGACATCTCAACAGACAAATGAGGGCGCATTAAACCAGTTTTGCGACCCATGGGGAGATTACGGGATAATAATTTAGCACGAGCGCTCGTGCCTGAGCGACCAGTATAACCACCACGAGGGCGTTTGAATTTACCAGTGGAAGGTCTAAACTTCGCTCGTAATTCTTTCTTACGTCTTTTTTCACTCCTACGCTTTGACTTTAGAATCTCAGACCAAGCGTGCTCCATCGGCTCACTCATCTGAATCATTTGACCGCCGGCAGCACCGGGACCTTTTGCTTGTGCTGCTAGGCTAGTTAAGAATCCACCGGAGCCCGGTGGTGGTGTTGGTTCGCTAGGAGATTCTCTAGGTTTGAAACCTCCTTCTTCTTCAGCCTCATCGGGTTTGTTAAGACCCATGTGATGTCTACGGACTTTGATATGGCGAATTTTTCTATCCTCTTTTTCTTCGGCTTCTTTCTTTTTCTGCCGTCTATCCATTCTAGCCTCTTTGTCTTTAGCGTCTTCATTACCAGTTGGTGTACGTTCATCTTCATGGTTAGCACGGAACATGTGTGATGATTCCGAGCGAGGTGAGTACATACGGGTATCAGAAGTTCGCCCCATCATGCCCTCAGTCACAATAATCACCTCCACTTAATTCAGCAAGAGCCTCAAATAATAACTCACTTAGGTCATTGTAAACGTTCTTTATGATTGGATTGATTGGAAACGCTTGTGACATATTACCAACCATATGCTCAAACTCCTCTAGTAGTCTAGCGGTGAGATGTCTAACGGGTATTACTTTCTCAGGCTCATCTGAGTTTAACAAAAGTTTGAATGAGTGATTGAGTAGTTCAAATATATCCGGTGATGAAATTGTCATTTTACCGTAGAACTCAAACCTTTCAGTAAGGCATTTTGCGAAGTCCACCAAAAGAAGGATGTTACCATCGCTAAGAGTAGGTCTACTCATAACTATGGAGTAGCCCGGATGATTGATTTGAAGTAAATCGGGAACTGGTACTTCCATCATAATACTTCCTCCTCTACATGTTCAACCAATTTCTTTCTAATTCTTGCCCAAGATTCAGGGCTTTCCTTACCGAGTTCAACTTTGAGAATGTTAATTGTGTTATGCACCTCACCGTTTTCAGTAGTAGGTCCCCAACTTTCTTGCATCTTCATCAAGTCCTTTATTGACTCTCTGACTTCTTTATGCAGAGACACGGCATCCCTGACAAAACCGTCTTCGTGAACACTTCCCTCGCTGAGCAATTCTGACAATTTATGGTTGAGTAATTCGACATTTGACCTAAGCGCACTCATTTCCTCTCCTACAACCATTGTGACCTCAGACACTGCCGCTCTTTGAACTAACGGTTGAAAATGATGTTTCATGTGATGATATACTGACTCTTCACGTATTCCAAGTTCAACAGCAATTACCTCAGATTCTGACCCATCTGCAAAGTATCTTTGCTCAAACTCAGCACGTTGTGGGTGTGTGCAAATTTTACACTGCGGATTAGCACCCATGTGAAACTGTCCCATGTGATTTCTATAGTGCCTGTCGGTTGTGTTATATCGCCAACCCATGTCTTCATCTAGTTGTTTTGGAGATATTTCACCCAGTAAAAGACCCTGTTCTAATTCGTCACGGCTAGGATGTTGACAAAACGGACATGAACGTTTTGTGACACGCTCCGCTGGTCCCATGTTTCCCTTCTAAAGCAGCATCGCCCATAACCCTTTTCTTGATACACCATTACGGAGATTCATGTTCAGACGGTTTAAGCGAGTACCTAAGCAAGCCTCTGACATAGCAAAAACCACTAAAGATGTACTTAGAAAAAACAGAGTCAGTAAAGCGCTTTACATTAAAAGAATGAATGAATGCTACGACTGCGTTTTTCTCTTCAAAGCACTAGATGTCTGTAAAAAATGCGGATGCTTTGTAAAAATCAAAGCACTTTCTCCATCAATGCAGTGTCCTTTAGGTAAGTGGTCACTTACTGATACGCCCATAAACACTACCAAGACCCATGAAAGCAATCATGATTCCAACAAGGAAAACTGAAACAGAACTAGTTGGTAATTCTCCGCCTTTGATAAACAAAATTAACGTGAAAGTGATAATCATACTGATGAATTGAACCATTATCATGTCTGTAATTACTGAGCGTTTTGGTGCTAACACTTGTGTGCTAGCCATATTGAATCCTCTAAAAAGGTCATCTGTACTGTCACTTAACCCCATATTATCACCTACTGCTTAGGCAGACCCATGAAAGAGCGAGCGACACTTCCAATACCACCGCCTATTTTCTGCATTGTTCCTTCATCCGCCAACGCTGCTTGAAGAGCGTCACCCATCATTGATTGTTGAGAGAGTGCTAATATTTGCTGTCTTTGCGCCTCAGCAGCCTGAATAGTCTGTGTGCTGTTATTGACTAGATTATTAAGTAACATAGAGACATTTTCAGAACTTAGTGTTTTGAGATTATCAGGTAAAGAAGCCATGTCAATTTTTGCCTCACCTTCATCATCATTAATTATGAACTTAGCATCCTTCAAAACAGTGAGCATAGAAAGAGTGGTTGCTGTTGCTAAAAGTTCTATCAAAGAGCCTAAACCACCTGATGAAATAAAACGATGAAGAGGATTTTGTGATTGTAATAAAGCATTCAACAACTCCATTTCACTAGGTGGTCTAAAGGGTTGCTGCTGAGCATATTGTTGAGCCTGATTATATTGTTGCTGCACACCTGCTCCTTGTAGAATCCCAGCCATTAACGGATTTGGTTGTTGAGTTTGTTGAGGAGCACCTAGCCCAGTAAATTGAGGCTGTTGGGCATTCATCGCTGGAGCACCAGTGGCTGATAGATTTAGCCCTACAGACGGTTGAGATTGATTAAACTGATACATTCGGCTCACCCCTGCCCAGTGGTTCCTTCAACATCAAGGTTTGGCTGCTGAATTAAACTCTGCTGTTGGCTCAAAAGTGCTTGGAACTCAGCAGTAGGTATGTTCATTTGATTCAATTCATTTTGGAAAATGCGTAAATCAAACACAACCATAGTAACGTCATTTACACCAGTTTCAGGATTCTTATAATTCAGAATACTAATTCCTTTTGTTTTACCTGAGTCACGTTCTAATTCAGCAAAAAATGGCTCATATTTCTGTAACATAGCAGGTTGAGGGTCCTTTTGTTTGACTGCTGAAATAGGCACAGTAACGATAGAGACTCCCTTTTTCACTTTGTCACGAAGTCTACTAGGATTCATTTCATTTTGCTTCTCTTCCTCTGCTTCCCATTTTGTCAATAAGTGATAAAGATGAAGGTGTTCAGGACAATAAGTACCTCTCATTTTTTTACCACCTGTTACTTTATCACGTGCGATAAATGCCTCAGGTTGACCTGTTACTGGGTTCTGCCAGTACATTTCCCATAGGCTTCTACCTGTATCTTCATCACAAATACGCATGTATAGATTATCATGTTTGATTAACTCAGCAACATTACATCCATCTACTACACAAACAGCAGTATCTTTGTCATAGCGATATTTATTACCAAACCATCGCAAGGGAGAAAAACGGCTACGTTTAGCAGGTCGTAATAGTTTGTACGCTTGCTTGATGTCTTGCCTTCTAGCCTTTCTCGGGTCAGGGTGTCTACTAGGGAAAAAATTGACTTTTGGAACTTCTATATTTTGAGATGCTGCGACTTCTTGCATACCCTGTTGAGCGGCTACCATCTCAGCCAATGCTGCCTGTGTGAGTTGGTCGTTTCCCTGCATTGCTAAAGTTGGAATTTGTGCCGTATTAAGGTTACCTTGAGGTTGCCTAGTAAACATTTTCACGCCTCCACAGGAGACATAATCACCACTATCTCACCATCTTTGAGATGAAGTTTCCAATTAACATCGTCACCTGCTTTCAAACCAAATTGATTGATTACCCACATGGGAACAGTGGTACGCAAACTATTGGTTTTAGAAGAAGCAGCGTGTAAAGTAGTGGTGACAACGTTCCTCCCCATGCTTGTCACCATATACTATTTGATTAAAAGGCTTCCTAAAAGGTCTATCATGAGGTGAGTAAGGCTAACATGGTTTTTTCTACATTCCATCCTATGCGTGTAGCCATGAAAGAGCGTTTAGTAGGAATACCTGCTTTTTGTAATCTAATTAAGTCGTCACGAAATGGGTCGAATATTTTATGCTCACCTATTCTACCATCATGCCATAATTTAGAAGCAGTCTCATCAAAGAACCTATCTGCCTTATTAGCGACTAACATGACCACTCTAGGATGATATTTACGCCCTCGAAGTCTTGAACGTAAAGAACGATAACGATAATCTCTATTGATTAATCTATCAACTAAAAATTTGAATCCCGCTATTTGTTGAAGTCCGTCGTCTCCACCCTTAAACGCTCTATCATCAAACATGTAGACTACAGCCTCTACTTTTCTAGTCACCATATCTTCTATCCATAGATTCCAAAATCTTTCTTGACCTCCTATATCAGAAGAGTAAACGACCCGTTTTTCCCCGTTCCAACCAATTCTCTTTCTAGTTGGTTTAGGCATCCTGTAAGGACCTACTAACCCAAGCACTCGCCCATGTTCAGTGCGCTCTTCATCCGGTATCGCTTCCATTTCACCGGGGGTGGTCATATATCGGTCTAAGGTGGTTTTTCCAACTTTAGGAGCCCCGTAGATTCCAACTCGTCTTGGTCGCCATGAGTTGAAAATATGTTGACCCCACACGGCAGCGCCAACCAATGCTGTCCCCGCAGGTTCAACCATAAACTCACCTTCACCACCACTTTAGCCATTCGGCTAAGTCATATAATTTCTGAACAAACCACTCCACTGTAGATTCCCAAAGACTGTATTCGGGATTATAAAGTTCTATAGCACTAATAATCAAAGCAGATATAATAGACGCTATAATAGTTTTAATCCAACCCCATGTCCTTTCATAGGTTGTGTCTACAGTATTTGCTATGTGAATGGCTCGTAGAGTTTCCTCAGTGGCGTTATCAGAAGGCGTTTTGAAGATGCGGCCCATACATATGCCTCACTCATTCTTCTTTTGATAACGCTTGTCAGGTGTTCCATCCTTCTTCAAAGGAATATCTTCTTCTGAGACACCTAAACTCAATGGTGCTGGACTTTTTGCTTCATGTGTAGGAATACGAGAACCATCTACTCTTTCTTGGTCATAAGTTCCTATTAGTGAAGGAGAGCCACCCGGTACACCCCATGAAGGTGGCATCTGACCCGGATTAGCCTCCATCCAACGTAGTTCACGCTCTAACTGTGCTTCTTGGATACGCATTTCCATTTCAGCCCTCCTCGAATCAAAATTCTGTTGCATTGAACGATATTTGTAATTACGGTCACGGTCAATTTGTGTGGCTCTAGCACGCTCTCTCATTCCACGCTCAAAGAATACTTTGAACATGTAATAAGCAATTCCTTGTACAAAGAATGCACTCATAGCGTAAGTCAATCCATTCAGTAAAGGGGTAGTATTTTTCAACCAAACTTCAGCATCAAAGACTCCAATTGAAACTCCAACTAATGCTGACTGTGCTAGAATGAGTCCAAGAAGGCGTATTTCTGCTTCATGTTGTACATCTTCATCCATAACGGTCACTGGTAATGGCACTCGATAGGTAGTGATAAACGTTGCTGATTAAGTTGTAAAGGTTGTATAGATATTTGTCTTTACTATATATTAAAATAAATACAGTATAATATAATAATAATTTTACAACCTATACAATTTTGCACTCGTGTATATACGTATATTATAGGAACATGTGACTACCACCGAAAGAATGTCTAGTAAAACTCTTGTCTTCCTTTTCTTCTCCCTCACGTTCTTCTATCATTGTCATAGCAGCCTCAGCAATTTTTTTGTCTTGCTCATCCATAGGACCCTGCATGAGATTGCGAAGTAACTCCAAATCATCTTTCATTGATTTTACAACTCTTAAAGTCCCTTTGTCTTTGAAGTGGCGAGCACGGTTGGAGTGCTCAGGCTCTAATGTTAGTCTACCGCCTTGAGTATGACTGACATCCATGTGGTCATGACTACCCATAATCCCACGTCTTCTACGTTCACGATTCAACTCTTCACGATATTTTATTTGGTCAGGGCGTTTATTGTACGCAGCATCGTACTCACGCTTGTGACGCATGGCTTCAGGTGATTTTCTATCTTTAGTTAAAACATCCCAAGCCTTACCAAAAGCACCATCCCCAGTGGATGCTTTAGACCTAGCCATTTCAGATGCTCTTTGTTGCTGCTGTTGTTTTTGCTGCTGAGCCTGTTGCCTTTGTTGGTCAATTTGTTGTTTAGCAGCAGCAACTCTCTGTACCTTTTTATTTTGTGCAACATCATCTACCTTAGTTGCTACATTCTTAGCACCAGTTGCTACCTTCTTAGCGCCTTTAACACCAATTTTACCTACTGTCATCGCTGCTCCAGCAACCTTACCAAGCAAGGGTAGAGCAGCGGGTAATGGCAATCACATCACCTTAGAATGATTTTCTCATAAACTCAGCATCGAAAAACGCATCTAATGCTTTTGCCATTGGTTTTGTAGGCATTGGCGCTTCACCTTGTGGGTTTGCAGTGCTCATCAAACCTGCTGGGTTTGGAGGAGGAGACGGGTCAACACCTAGAGGAGTTGCTGCTGAAATTTTACCACCAGCGCCACTCATGATTTGTGTAAGTTGAGCATAGACTCTTTCAGCCTGTGCTCTCATTTTAGGGTCAGGGCTATCCATATTCTGTAAAACAAACATACGCATTTTTTCTACACGTGGGTCTTGCACCGCTTTTGAAATGCTATCTAATATAAACTCATAGCCATATTCTCTTTCAAAATGATTCATCTTGATTATATCAAATGCACTATCGAATGCACGGCTCATACTTGGGGGATGATGCCGCTTCATATAGAGTCATCGCTCAAGCACCGGGTGCTGGGCCACCATCATTTTTAGAGGGGGGTGTTGTGGTGATGTATTGGTCAAGCAATCTTTTACGCCTTCTATCTTCAATTTTCTCATTGAGTGACTTAGGCTCAGGCTGAGGCTCAGGGAATAAAGTTTCTAGGCCCGGATAATACGGGAATGTAGGTCCTATTTTGCTCATATCTCCTGTATTTTGTAAAGCCAACTCTCTTCTAGCACCACCTGTTTGCATCGCTCTACTCCTTTCCTCAAGCGAACTTAGACTCTTAGGTCCTTCATTAGGGTCAACAAACTCTTCTAATCTAGTTTGATAAGGGTCTTCTACCATGGAATTAGCCAACTGCATAGCCCTTACATCCTGAAGATAAGCGGCATAAGCCCTATGAGCCGCTTCCATAGGAGTTTCATATTCACCTCCTCTAAGTCCCATCCTATATCCAAGGTCACGTAATTTTATGGGGTCGGACTCCTTCATTCTCTGCCTTTCACCAACAGAGAGAGCGTCATCTCGACTGAAGTCAAAGTCGGCTATGTCTTGAAATTGAGATTTATCAGTAAACAGATTGACTAGACTTCTTCTCTCCGCCTCAGGTAATTTAGCAAGACGGTCAGGAAGATAAAGGTTGTACAAATCCATTAAATTTAAAGGTCTACTAGTAAGAGCATCAAGGGCTCTAATTTCACCATCAAACACCCCCAAATTACTAGGTTTTATGTCATGGATTCCAAATACAGCGGGAGATGTGTAATCTCTCAAGTCTGTTCTTCCGTAAAAATTAGGCCCTTGCTTACCACGTAAATCATCACCAATATCACGTTCTCGCTCATCCATCATATCTGCAATTTTGTTTTTATCAGCAATATCTGCTCTTCTTTGAGTATAACCTAGAATGTTAAAGGGTCTTACTGTCACAGGGTCCATAGCCATACGACCAGCCGGACCCCCATGTGGATTAATCGCTCTATGAGGAGGTAAGATTTGCAGTTTCTCAGGCTCTACTGGATAGCCGAGTTGAGCAAAAGCATTCATCAAAGCATTGTGAGATAGGTCACCTAGGTAAGTTTGTTGCCTTGGTACTTTGATGACTTCGTTTTCATTATCACCTTCATACACTGCTCTAAATCCACCTTCACCTATTTGTCTAAGTTCACGTTCATTTTTCAACACTAGCCATGCAGTGTCGAAAGCGCCCATAAGTCAGGGGATGATGTTGCTTCATAAGACTTTAACTGAAATGCAAGAGCACTGGCCTTCTTTAGAGCCTTCATGTCTACACTATGTTCAAAACCCCAAGCCTCAATGTGACGAAGTAAGACTTCAGTAGAGAGATTAGAACCACTACCCTCAGCAAAAGGACAGCCTCCCAGTCCCCCGATACTCGCATCAAACTCCTTGATGCCGGAAAACAGCCCAGTTCTGACAAGTGAAAGAGCCAAGTCTTCTCTATCTCGATGGTGTAAGTGCAAAGCCGGAATCATATCGTGCTTGAGAGCCAAGTCAGCAACATACTCGATGTCATCATTAGCAGCGACACCGATTGTATCAGCAAACACCACAGTATCTCCAAACATCTTAGCGTCACGTACCACCATGTCTAGGTGACTTTTACTGAAATCACCGCTAGTTGGACTACCAAAAGCCATCGAAATATACACTCTAACCTTGTCTTTTGGGTAATTATGTAAGAAAGTGCGATACGAAAGTAACAATTCTTGGTATCTTCTACCCATGTTATCTATGCAAAACCTTTCACAGGGGCTAATTACGATGTTTATCTTCTCAACACCAGCAGCCATCGCTCGGTCAAACCCACGCTTGTTCAAAACTAAGGCTGAGCCACGCCCAGTGAATACTTGTTCAGCATTCGCCATCTGAGGTAAAAGTTTAGGATGAACAAAAGAGACTTCTTCAACTTCTTTCAAACCAGCATCATATAGTGAATTTATCAATTCTATACGTTGTTCTACAGGAACTGTTTGAGGTAACGCCTGTAGCCCGTCTCGTGGGCCAACTTCGTAGACGGTTACCTTCATAACCTTCACTTTTTTTGGCCTGTAATTAAATCTTTTTTCTGTTTCTTCTCAGCCTCGTCTAATTCCTTAGACTTAACATCAAACCAACTGTCGAGTAGTGT